CCAACTTGTGCGCATACTGCTTCGCCACCCCTTCATTCTCAGCAAAATACAACCCATGGCCATAAGCCTGAGCCCCTTCACCAGTTCCGATCTTATCGAGTGAGAACTTATCAAAATCATGAGGGCTCCCGTGATAGGCTGTAATGCCTGGACGTGCGTTTTCACCTGCAACTGCCGCTCCCATGAGGGAAGGCTTGCCGGTGTCGGAAAAAAACGCTGCCCCGTTGGCAGGGCGCAAATCTTCAGGATCGAAAACGACGCTAAACCCCTGGTTTGATTTGATACCCGTGTAGCCGTACTTCCTGAGTTGGTTCTTCGCTGCATCGTAGACTGCCTGAGATTCAAGTGGCTTCCCCGTGCCGGAAGCTATGTTCTCAATGATCGCTTGCCACTGGTTCGCATCTAGGGCATCGCCACGGACTTCCATGTTTACAATGCGCCCAGGTGTCCCGCCGTGATCGGCGTATTCCTTGGCCAAGGCGTTCCTTCGCGTCACGTAGACGCCCGGTCCTAAATGCCCGTCTGAACTCGGCCGCATCTGCTCTATCGGGGATAGTTCTTTCGTCCCGTGCTTAAATCCTTCGTTCCATCCCATGTCCTGCACACCGGGGAAACTTGCCGCTTCGGAATCAAGACGGGCAAGTTCGTTTTCGAGCAGACTTGCATTCAGTTCTGGGTATCGTTTCGTTTCGCCGGCCTTGATCCTCTGCCATTCGTTCGACCATTGAGGCATGGCCGGGTTGATGCGTTCGGATTTGAGATAGTCAATCATTGACCGTTCGTAAGGGCCAAGCGCATTTCCTTCCGCCCCTGCTACAGCACTTCCCATGAGAGAAGGCTTGCCGGTGTCGGAAAGTAGCTCTCCATCGATGATGGGCCCACTTTCACGCACCCACCGAAGCGCGTCTTCCGCTGTGGATGCGACCGGCTCTTGCAGGTATCCGTAGCCGGGATGCGGCAGGTTGTTGGCGGCGTGGTACTGCTCCAGAATCGTCGGCTGCTGAAGGGGCCTCAGTGCAGCTCCTGCCGTTCCTTTGAGGGCATTCGACCCGAACCCTGTCCACAGCAGCGTTTCCATGTCCGACAGGTTTTCCGGGTGCCTCGGATCAGGGATACCCAGCCGCCCGTCTTCGGTATAGGAGTTCTGAGCCAGCCGCTGCAGCGCGTTGATGGGCTCCGTCACGGCCGCCGGCCATGCAAAGCCAAAGCTTTCAGACCCGTCTGGATTGGCGTAGGTGCCAAACGGTGCCAGCGTTGACCTGAACGCCAGCGGCCGGTCATCGACCGCGTTTGGCTGCATCAAAGCGTTGAAGGTGTGGCCTCTGAAAGTTCCTGCCATGGTCTAACCCTTCGCTGGGCAGATCGCATCATAGGCGCGGTTGTGGCCGACCACCTGACGTTTGGTCGGCTCCGTGTCGGCCTTGCTCGCACTGATTGGTTTGAACGCCTTGCAGGACGCGTCAGTCACGAAAGTATTTGTCGCGCAGCCGGTCAGCAGGAAGAGCGTCAACAGACTTGCGGGCAGCATCAGCTTTTTCGACATTTTCCGTAACCTTCTTTTCGATCTGAGCGGTTACGCGAGACATGCCTTTCTTCTCATAATGGCGGGCAAAGCCGAACCATGCCGCCACAAGCATCAAAGCTATAGCAGACCAGCGCCCGGCCGTGGTTGCAAGGAAGCCAATCAGCATAGAAATCATTGGGCCGCCCTTCGTTTTGACCAGAGATAGAACGCGCTGACACCAAGCGCGAGCGATCCTGCCAGCATCGGCTGCGCGAGCGCCCATTGCTTCAAAGTCCATAGCTGTTCTCCGATGCCTTGCCACGCGTGCACGTTCTCAAGCGACTTGGTGACGACGGCCGGGACCTCCGGCGGCACTGACGGAACAACGACCGGCGCGACGGTAGCGGCAACTGCGGACACTGCGGCAACTGTCGGCTTGGAGACGGGTTTGGTTTCCGTCACGGCCTGCGGCATGGCCGGTTCCTCTGGCGCTTCAACCGGCTTCAGAAACAGCGCCGCTTCACGCTTCCGCCGCGAGACCAACCCCGGCAGCACCCGGCCCCCACCCTTGTTCCACATCTCGAAAGCCTGTGCCGCACCGGCCCGATTGCCCTTGTTCAGCCGCTTTAAAACGCTAGAACGTTCGAACGCAGCAGCGCCGATAGTATAAGCGAGGGACACCATGGCATCGAATTCGTTCTGGTTGATGCTGGCTGTTACGAGCCTATTGACCACCGCTTCGAATTTCGCGATCTCGCGCCGCAAGGCCGCTTCCGCTTCCTCAGCCGTCCAGACCATCCCGAGCTTGACGCCTTCGGTGCAGCCAAAACCGATGGTCGGCACGTGCGCGGGACAAAGATAAGCTGCGCATGACCCGTCTTTGAGCCTCGTATGATAGCCCTCGAAAGATCGGATCAGGCGGAGACCTTCGTCAGAGATTTGCATCTCACACCCCGCCGCTTTCGATCTTTGCCGCCGCCTTCAGCATATCGTCGATCTTCGCCTTGCTTTCCGCGTTCTCAGCCTCGATTGCGGCCAGCCGCTCTTTCAAGGCGGCCACTTCCTCGTTTGAAAGCCCCGCGCCCTGTTGCGCCGGTCGTTCGCGTGCCGGAGCGGCCTCAATCTCAGCGGCACGGAGCGCCGCTTCGGCCTCAAGCCTCGCCTTTTCCTCAAAGAACACCGGCAAGACCCACCCGTAATCGGCCTCAAAGTCGGCTTTGGAGATCAGCTTATTGCCCGGCTTGATGTTCGGACGGCTGAAAGGGTGCGTAACGATCTCGCGATATTCGATGTACCCCTGCCCCGTCTCAGGATTGAACTCGACGAAGTTAACATCGTCCCAAGGCGTGGACGGATCGCCATCGAACCTGGACCAATCGAGATTGGGAAGCCTGATGCCGGTTCCATCGGCATAAACGGTCTGATCGGGAACGTTGATGGTGATGATCTGTGTCATTGTTTCGGGGCCTCGATGGTTTTCATTTCGTTAGCCTTGGCGAGTTCGCGCGCTCTCACGTCTGGATCGAAAATCATGCTGCCGAGCCGTTCAACGTCGGCAGCGGCATGGTGCGCCTTGCGGGAGGCTTCAAGCGTCAGAAGATAGGAAAGCTCGAAGCAACAGCCCCACTTGTCCATGGGGGCTCCGGTTTGTGGATGCGAGCCTTGAATGTTGGTCCAGGCGTCGGTGCACTTGCCATCCACGACAAGCTGACGGCAGCTTTTCTCAAAGCCGGAAAACCGGCACAGCTTTTCTTTCGGAGGAAACATGTCCGTCATGCTTTCTGCCCTATGTTCACGCTGGCGTATTTCACCGCCATGTTGAAAGCGTTCATGGTGAGGGAGTGGTTGTGACCCGTGCTCGAACCAGCCGTGCCGGTTGTTCCGGTATTCGGCTTGATCGTCACGTCAGAGCCAGCCGCGACGGTCACAGACCCGGCCGCGCTGGAATCGCTGTGGTCATGGACGGCAAGGTTAGCGATCGAAAGCGCCGAGCTTCCGACCGTGCCGGTCAGTGTTTGAGACGCGAACAGGGTTGAAAACGCCACACTGCCGCCCGTCGCCGGCGTGCCGGTCGTGAACCTCAGCGCCGCGTCGTTGTAGGCCGCGCCGGTTTCGAGCGTCCAGCCGACAGGTGGCGCACCCTGGAACAGAACCCTTGCGCCGGCCGAAAACACATATCCGGCCGTCCTCCATTCGGACAGCAGATCGGTCTGCAAGTTCGCCCATGTTATGCCGCGATTTCCGGCGTTCGCCGCGCTCCAATGCGCAAACGTGTCGCCAGAGGCAAGGTTTGTGATGGCTGACAGGGCGTTGGCGTTTCGAGTGTAACGCACGTCGGCTGCGTCTTGGGTGAGAAACGACCCGCCGCCGCCGGATGACGCGATCACCGCGCCCTTGCAGTTGTCGTGCTCGGCAATCGTCACGCCGGCCGAAGTCTTGATCGTGATCTTGTAGGACTCGTCATTTGTGTAGACGAGCGTCTTTGTGGTTCCCCCTTCAGACGTAACGGGGTATCCTAGCGAATCCGTGTAGACCGTCGTCCCGAGAGATACAGAAAGTTCCGCATCTGCGAAGACTTCCTTTGGTGTCGTACTGCCCGCCACGAAGAATTCGGCGTAAGCCCCAGGCGACGCGTAGGACGACAGGTCGGAGATGCGTTGACCTGGGGTGAAAACGGCGGTTGCATTGGCCATGTGCTAGGCGTTCCTGAAATGGGGAAAGTGGAACGTGAGACTGATTGCGCTACTGATCTTGATCGCTTTCGCCATCTGGTACGGCGGCGTACTCAGAAGCCTCGTTGCCGACGGCTCCTGGTGGTGGATGTCCCTGATGTTCGTCTGGCCGTTCGTGCTCGCCTATTACGTTGGCGACGACGCCGATAGGGCCGACTTTCACAAGATCAGGGATTGGGTCTCTGCGAGGTTGCGGATTCGATGATGGGGGACCGCGCGCCACCACCCAACGCCTCGATCATCTGGACAACCGCAAGCCTGTGTTGAGCATTGGCGCCGCGTTGCTGGCCAAGCTGCAAAAGGGCCTGGACGTATTGGTCCCGATCAATTCCGCGCGCTGTCAGGATGCGGGCTTGGTTCGACATGATCCGCGCGGCGCGCTCATCCAGATGCCCAGCCAGAACTGCATTGAGCACCTTGCGTGCCGTCACGAAGGCGGCCTCTCCAACCGTTCTGGGGTGGTTGTCACCAAGGGGCTTTTCCGATGAGAGGGGCAGACGCCGCTGCGCCGCTGTCCGCCGGGCTGTTGCAGAGTTTCCGGTAATCTGGTTGGCAGTTTCCGCAAACCTGTTCTCAGCCGCGATATTCCGAGAAATGTTTTGTGCCTGTTGACGGGGGACGATCTGCTCGAGCTTCTGTCTGGCAAACTGCGAGTTGAGTTGCCGGCGCACGGTCGCATCGCCGTTTGGGCGGAAGTTCGTGGCGGCGTTGCCCATGGTCGTATAGAGTTGATCGCGGGCACCAAGGTTGAAGGCTTGGTTTTCGAGATGCGAGTAGCCGGCGCGCGTGGCTTCCATCTGGTCTGGCGTGACGCCTCTGGAAAAAGCACGGCCGCCCTCCTCCATGGCTTCGCGCGTGCCGATGCCCTCGCCAGCCACTTCGCGGGCTTGTGCCCATGCGCTTTGCGCCGGGTCTGCCGGGCTGAGCGTTGCATCCACCGTGTTGCGCAGCCGCCTCGCCAGATCAGAATAGACCCGGTGCTCGTTGCTGCCGCGCTCGGCGCTGCGCGCCATGTCATCGACGGCACGCTTCAGGTAATCGTATTCGATGCCGGTCGGAACGTGCTCGCGGACTGAGCCGTTGACACCCGTCATCGCCGTCATGGGGTCGTTGACGGGGCGAAGCCGGAACTGCTGCCGGTACCCTTCGGCGCGGGCAAGACGCTGTGCCGCGTTGAACGCCGCCGGCGGGATGTCTCCGAGAACCTGGGCAATTTCCTGAGTGACGGGAATGGAGGTTGCGTGGAATTGCTCATAGAGCGGCCGGGCTAGATCCCCGTAGTGCTGGCGAAGCTGCTGTTCGACCTGAATGGTATTCACAGCGGGGCCAAGGTTGGCGTCCAGCGTCGAAGCAATGCGCCCCGGCGCGCCGGCCGAGCGCTCCCGCAACGCATCGCGGACAATAGACATTTGCGGCCCGTTGGTGTTGGCGAGGGCTTCCCCCGTCAAGGTCAGGTCATCACCCATGTCGAGCAACATGCCCTGGCCGCCCAACTCATGCCGGCGCCGGGCGTATGCAACCGCATCAAGCCCTGAGGACTGCATGTCATCGACGACATTGGTGACCGCCTTGCGCTCCATGCCGGCCAAAGGACCGGCCGGTGGCGTGGCCCGGTCGCGGGCGTATCCAACAGCATTGCCGATACCGCGGGCAATGGGGGCGATGGCGGCGCCAAGAGTGGCGCCCATAACAGCGCCGCCGGCGGCGTTTTCAAGCCTCTGCGCCCCCTCGCCCTCGCCGGCGCCATAGAGCGCGCCGTAGCCAGCGCCGGTCATGGCAGCGTTACCCATCTGCGGGAGCAAGGTCGCGCCGCGGAAGTAATTGACGGCGCCGAACGGCGCACTGGCAGCTATACCACCGGCAACCGCTGCGCCCTTTTCCAGGCCGCTGGCGTTTTCGTCGATGTAGCGCTGGCGCGCGTCCTGATAGGCTTTGGCCTCGGCATACGACGGCGCCCCGAAACGTCCGCCCGTGGCCTTGCCAAGGCCGGTATCGAGCACGGCGCTGGCCTCATCGAGCCATGATCCGAACGGAAGGTATTGCGCCGGGTTGGCGCGCGGCACGAGACCGGCAGCGGCTTCCCTAGCCACGCGCTCCGAGGCGCGCTTGTCGATTTCAGGCATTTCAGGCTTGGCCGCCGCCGCTTCGCTCGGGATCAGATCGTCGAACATTCCTCCACGGACCGGCGGCGCAGCGCCTTGAGGAACAAGGTCATCGAACATGCCCATTATTGCAGCCCTCGCAGGTCAACGCCCATCTGCTGAAGACGCTGCATCACCTTTTGCGGATCGGCGCCCTTGGCGATGGCGGCTTTTGCCTCTTCGAGCGGGTTTCCGGCCGTGCTTTGGAAGCTCATGGGGTTTGCCGCCGCCGAGCCGCCACCGGGCTTGTAATATTCGCCGCCGCGAAGTTCCTTTGCGCGCTGTTCGTTCAATCTCAGGCGGTTTTCAGCGGCGATGTTGGCGCGCTTCAGAATTTCGGTACGAACGGCCTCCGGCTTTCCAGAGGCGCCCTGCAAATCGAGCAAAATCTTGCGCTCGCCTTCGGTCGGGTTACCGCCGAAGATCGCCTTGAGCTGGCCAAGCGCCTGCCCCACGACGGCATTGTCGAAGTCCAACGTCGCCTGCGAGCTTTCCGGGCTCGAAACAAAGTCAGGAACCAGCATGTCAGGAAGGTTGGCGCCGATCTGCGCCCGCAAGTTGGCGCCCCAACCGCTGTTGGCTTTCGGGCTTAGCTCTTTCGCCTGCCCAATAGCCTGGATCGCAGCCCGGTTCGTGCCGACATTTTCATCAGCTTCAAGGATTGCCTTTTTATCCGTCGCTGTCAGCGTCTGCTGATCTTCACGCGGCAGCTTGCCAGTCAGGATATAAGCTCTGCCAGCATCCGAATTCGGATCAAGACCATAGGTGCCGGCTGCTTGCGCCCGCTGGTTGAACGACCCATCGCCGCGCTGTGCCGCTGCTGCCGCCTGAGCATTCGTCAGGCCGATTTGCGCCTGCGTCTTCTGGATTTCCAAATCCTTGATCCGGCTATCACGCTGATCGAAGAACTGCCCGGCCTGCGCCGCCATGATCTTAGGCCCGGTCCGGTGGTCCATTTCTTCCGGCGTCAGCCCGTCAGCCCCGTGCTTCTGCACAATGCGCTGCCACACCGCCTGCCGCTGCGGCCCGTCCGGCATCTGATCGACGGCCATGGCCTGCTTGCCGTACCATTCGACTTCCTGACGCGCATCCTGCTTCTGATCGCGGCCCCGGCGGTAGGAGAATTCATCCTCCTGCATCTGCATCTGACGGTCGGCACGGTCGTTCTGCTGCTGCATCAGCGCATTGCGCCGGTTGTTTTCCAGCGCATTGGTGACGGGCGAGAAATCAATCAATGCGTTCTGCGGATTGAAACTGAGAGCGGGAAGTTGCGCCATGGATCACGCCCCCCCAGCAATCGAGCCGGAGTAACCAGACAGCGCATTTCTCGGCATCCCGGTATAGGCCTGCATCGCAAGACCAGCGAGGCCCATCAGGTTGTTACCGAGAATGCCACGGCTGTTGGCTGTCGAGTTGGCGAGATTGATACGGTTGCCCGCCTTGGCCGTCGCCAGATCGGTGTTGAGCCCTGCCTGACCCAAGCCGTAGTTGTAGCCCGTCGCGGCGCGCTGTCCCTGGATATTCGCCAGATCAGAGCCCTGGTTATAGCCGAGCTGTGCCGCCCGGTTGCCCTGATCGGCATAAAGCCCGGAGATGTTCTGCGCCACGCCCAAGCCCTGCTGCTGCATTCCGCCAAGCCGGTTCATGTAGCTCTCGTAATCCTGAGAACCTCGCTTCAGGTTCTCGGATGCGACCGCGTTGGCGGCATAGCCTGACCCGCTGAGCCCCCGCGCGTTCAAAGCCTGCATCAGGGCGTTGGTGGCAAACTCGGCATTCGACGCCCGGAACGGATCGCCGCCGGCATAGTCGCGCATGAATGTCTGTTGCGAGGCCTTGCCGTTCAACCCCAGAGCATTGCCGTACATCGTATTCGCGGCCTGCCCGCTCTGACTGTAGGGCTGGAACGCCGAGACCGCCTGCGACGTACCGCGATTGAGCGCGGTCAATGCGTTGCCATATCCGCCGCCGATGTCGCTTCGGGCCTGACCGTAAGCCCCTTCGGCCGTGTTGTAGCCCGTTCCGAGATTGCGTTGGGCTTCGCCATAGCCCTTGTCCATCATCGCATTGGAATCGGCGTATCCACGCCGCATGTCCCTACGCTGATCCGAGCCGGTGAATGATCCGAAAAAACCCATGTTTTCCTCTTATGAGAACGATGCTGCGATAGCGCCCTTGGCGTAGGCGGGATCATGGTTCCACGTCGCCACGACGGAACGCGGTGTTTGCGCCGTTGCGGTATTCGCTGTTGCGACGCTGGCACAGAATGAGGATGTCAACTCGCCGCCTTCAGTCAGGCCGGTCCACGTCGCATTCGGTGACGGATCGAGGGTGTTGAGATGCGCCATGCCGAACGCGACACCGCGGGCGTCGGTATTGACGGAAACCGTCAGAGTGTTCGACGTGTTCGACGTGACAGACGCCGTATCGGTCGCCGTCGAATTCCTCAAGTGGTAGGCCGCCGCGACGCCGATAAAGATGCGGAAGTCAGCCGCCGATTGCGCCACCACAACCGTTCCCGTCGTTCCGGTCGGGACGTCCGCCTTCCAGATCGACATATTGACGAAGCCCGCAACCGACGCGACTGATGTTGCAGTGACGCCCGCAATCGTGACCCCAGTGGTTGAAGAGCCCCCCGAGACGCCAACAAAAATCGTCCGCCGCAGCGACGCCGTACCAAGAGAAACCCCAGTATATGTGTGAACTGTCGCCGATGCCGTATCGACGGCGATGTCGGTGTAGGTGATGCTTGGCGTCGTCCCCCCGACCACGACACACATCGCCATTACGGCAGCGTCCTAGTGAACTTCAGACAGAACGCCATCCGCTCGCAGCTTGCATTCGACGACACCGTGAGCCTGACATCATCCCCGACCGCGAAGACGTTGCCCGCCGTGGCCGTCGTCACGGATTGCGACGTTGACACCGAATTGCTGAGCCCCGTGATGGCCGTGGTGTTCTTTTTGGTAACGAGGGTGCAGGTCCCGCTGGCTGAAATCGTCGTCATGGTGTTGACCGTGAACGCGAACGGCATGTTGAGGCCGACGATGTAATCCTGGTTGTCAGGAAACTCGATCAACCCGGAGAGAGAATCGACAAACGACCATGTGCCGGTCAAGCTGGCATAGGTGCCGGCCGTGGCAACTGCGGCAAGTCCGGAAACATTGGACGCCGTGATGGCGAGCCAGGTCTTGACCGCCGTGTTTGTATGCCGCGCATCGGCCGCCGCAGCCCCGGTGAAGTTCCCCGGCATCGTTCCGGCCGCGCCGGTCGCATTGAGCAGGCCATTGGCGCTGCCGACGATGCCGGAAAACAACTGATACCAGGGCTTTTCCATCTGGAGCCCCTGGCCATCCTTGGTCCTGATGAGCGGGACGGACCATTCAGGAATATTGACCATCAGGCCACCAGCTTTTCAGCATCAATGGCAATGCCTGAAATCGCCCGGTCAACGCTGGCCGAGATCGCCAGCCGAAGCGTGCATCCGCCGGGTCCGAACATGCCGAATCGGTAATCCTTGACCCGCTTCAACCGCTGGCCTCTGGACCCCAGTGCAATGCGCCGCTCCGGCCCGAACGTCTTGCCCCCGTCAATCGAGGTTGAAAGCATCAGGTGCGGGTCTGCGTCTTCGCTCAGCACGCCCTCGCCAACGCCCGCCATCACGTCCACGAACACGCCGTTGATCACGAACCCATACGGCGCCATGTGAATGATAGGCGTCATCACCTCCATCAGGATCGGCTCTCCACCTTCGGTCGCGACGCGCTCATTGATGGAATACAACCGGCCATCGGTATAATCACCGATCAGCGTCATGCCCTGCCAGCGCGCGGAGCACGCCCCGCGCCAGTTGACGCGGCCGTGGCTCTTGCGTTCATGCCAGCGCGCCGTGCCGATGTCGTAAACGATGGTCCAGTCATCGCATGTCCAGCACAGGAAGGCGTGGCCCGTGCTGGGCTCATTCCAGCCAAATCCGAGGATCGTGGTCTTATCGGCCACGGCGCCGATCATGCGCTCTTGCGCATAGCCTGAAATCCGCCGCGCCGAATAGCCGTCCTGGATTCTGACAGTGCCGTCATTGGCAATCCAAGCCACGACGCGATCAAGTTGGACCACGGTCTTAGCGCCCATGCAGCCAAGATTGATCGAGGCCACGGGCACAAACGGGAAGTTGCCCGTGCCGTCCGGGCTATCCGACCACCACTCGACGGTTGTCTCTCCGAAGATCATGGCGTCGCGCTCGCCGCCAAGCACATAGAGCGTGTTGTCAGGTGCCTTTTGCGCCTTGCCGAAATCCGTTGCAGTGATGACCGAGCCGTTATCCTCGTTGGAAATGAACACCCGGTCAAACGTGGTCGGAAACAGAAAGTACCCGTCCAGAACAGACACAGAAATCGGCGGCGGAAGATCGGCATCAGTAATGGTCGCAATCGACGTGCCGGTGATGATGTAGCCCACGCCATCGGAGACCAGACAGACCTCGGGAGTCGGAGACCGGCGATTCCGAGCTAGGAACGCTGGGCCGTCAGAGGGCAGCGTCGTGACGAGCGTCACCACGCCGAACAGGTCGATTGCCGACACGTTGCGGCCCGCAACGACATAGAGGTAGTCGTCCGTTTCCAATAGCGCCTTGACGCCTCCGGTGCCAGAGGCCGTCACCGTGTTCCAGATATCGAGCCCAGCCGGGGCATAGACGGTCCATGCCGCCTTGGCGTCGTCTCCCGTGTCCTCAGCCACGGCATTGATGAGCCGCGCCGATCCTTCGGCCTTGAACCTTGCTGGATTGGATTGGGTGGCGAGGTTGATCGGAACGAGAGCCATCAGTAGTCCACCTGCTCCGGCTCAAGGCCGGATGCGTGCTTCTTGGTATGGCGTTTGATCCGCCTCTTGATCGGCACCTCTGCGTCTTCGATGTCCGTCACTTTAACGAGCGGCTTACCGAAAGCGGGGCCAACGTGAAGCGCAACGAGGTCGCAGACCGGGCCGAACACCAGAAGCGGAATGGCTGCATCCTCCCAATACCCGATGCCGTCGCCTCTCAGCTCTTCCATCAGCTCGCTATAGCGATCCACGATCATCTGGTGATGCGGAGCGGCCGGGCTTGAGTTGGCGTCAATCAGCGCCAGCTTCTCCATCACCGCGTGAGACAGTTGCAGGAGTGTCCGCGTCGCCATGGTCCTTATCCTTCTTACGTCCGCGCTTCACTGTGGGCGCTTCCGTTTCGACCCGCTCAAAGAAACGGTTTCCAGACAGTTTCCGAACCGACATTTCATCCGTCACGGTGTTGACGGTGCCATTTTCCCAAGTGTGGCCAAACATCTGGAACGGCCCATTCGGACTTTCGCCGGTATATTTGAACGCTGTCATTGATCCTCCATGAAAAGCGGGGGCAGTCTTAAGCCCCCGCTAGTTTCGTCTCAGCTATCACGCGTCGGGAGCGGCGGCACAGTAGATCGACACCATGCCGTTGTCCTTGCGCGTACCCGAGCCATTCGCCCAGGTGAGCTTTTCGATGCCGTGAGCCAGCTCGACGCCCTTGCCGACAACAAAGCCATAGTCGGTTTCGGTCTTGTCGGTTGGCTTGGGCATCTGCTTATTGGCGAATGCCAAGGCCTGCTGTCCGCACAGGAACGACACTCCAACGTCAGTCGTTCCGCCGGAGCCGGCGTTGACGAGCGTGGTCTCGGCATTGACACCCGTAGTCCGGCCGGACTCGAATTCCGGGATTTCGCGGATGATCACGCCGTCATAGATCAGATCGCCGTCCTGGAAGATCGGGTTCTGATCCATACCGGAGCCTTCACGGGCGCGTGCTTCACGGTTCGCAGCAGAAATCGTGGTGTCTTTCTTGAGGTCCCGGAAGCAGCGCGGGTGCGTGAACTGGACAAAATACTCGCGCCCGGACGTGTTCGACTTGAACGGCGTGATATGCGGGTTTGCCGCCTTGGCGATGCGCTTTGCCAAGGTCACGGTGTCCGCCGTCATCTTGTCGTCTGTCGTGTCCAGCGTGGCGAGCGCCGTCGCCATGACGTTCGACGAGGCGTTGGACTTGAGTTTGCCGAACAGAACGCGGTCGGCATTGTTCGTAAGCCAGGTGTTGCGGTTGCCGGCAGTCGCCGCCGAATACTTTACCCCGTCCATCTTGTGGAAGGTGTCGATGAGCTGATACTTGATGAGTTCGGAGGCCCATTCCTTGAGCAGCGGACGGGCTTCCTCAAGAAGACGCGGACCGAGCTTTTCGGCTTCCTTCTTGGTCCAGGTGATGGCGTTGCGGTAGTATTCCCAGGTTACATCCTGGTAGTATTGGTCCATCGCTTCCTCGTTGCCGGACAACGTGCTGTTGCCCGATACGCCATTGCCTTTCAGGCGGCCAACGAGAGGGATTCTGATCGTATAGCCGTCGCTTTCGAGATCGTTCTTGACGCAGATGATGTTCGTCAGCTCGTTGCCCATGTAGGGCTTGAAACCTGAGTCGCGAACATATTCGCGCATGAAGTCGCGCTGCCACTTGATCAGCTCCAAGCCGCTCAAGACTGTCGTGGATGCCATGGTGTTAAGACCTTCTCATGATGAGCTTTGATGATGAGAAGCCGTCACGCGCCTCGCCTGCTGGCGAAAACGCTGTCTGCTGCGGCTCTCTCGGTGAGCAAGGCCCCCTGATCCCCAGCCTGTGTATGATCGGCTAAAGTCGAGGGGAACTTGTGCGGTGTTTGAGTTTGCCCGAGCGGCTGGCCAGCTTTGAGCCCGGCGAGGGCCTTCTGCACGGCCTCTTCAGCAACCCGCTTCTTGAACGCTTCAAGATCAGTCCCGACTTCAGCATCGATCTGCTGCTTCTTGTGCCACGCAACCAGGGCTTCGAACGGGTGACGAGTTCTGACGAACCGTTCGGAAAT